CGGCTTCCGCGTTGTCGCTGGACCGGCGCACGCGAACGGCGGCGGCGGCGCTCGGAACCATCCGGCGAAGCGAATAAATCGCAGCGGCGGTTTTTAACAGGGCACCAATCCCGCCAGCAGATATTTGCCAAGTACTAATGGCCACAGCAATCATGGATGCAGCTTTTTCATGAAGGTGGTTTCTACTTCACTGTATCCATACCGTTCCAAAAATTTATTACAAGGCGCAAGTTTCCTAGACTGTCTATACACTAGGCTAATGCCTTGTGCCGCTAAGTCCTTGTCAGAAAACTCCATAAGACGAATCCCTGCTCCAGTAGAACGAAATTCAGGCAGTACGTATAGACTATCCTGTATTGCAATCTTAACTTTATCCATGTGCGGAGCGCATGCGACAAGCATGACGCAATAGCCTATGACCTGCTCTGCTTTCCATCCTGCGTATGCACGCAACAAGCCCGCGTCATCCGCATTGGCATACCACTCCAGGTCTAGCTTACCGGCTATCTCGCATGACTCATCCAGGTTGCGCTGTATCAGGGGCTGCGCGATGGAGTTTAGTTCCAATATGGATATGCTGTCGTAATACATTCATGATTCCAGAATAGAGAAGGGTGTCCAAGTCGATTCCTGCACCCGGTCGTACACAGACCGTTTCGTTATGTTTATGTCATAGAATGTCAGGGCAATTGCATCGGCAATGTCTGGGCTAGACAGCCCGCGAGACTTCATATCGGCCTTGGACTCCAACTGCATTTTATGGTCATCTTTTGAATAGAAATACTTCGGGCCGCATAGTTCTACTTTAAGCCCGTGTTCTCTAGGCAGCGCCCCAGACAGCCGAATCCATTGCGCCATGCGATGCCACATTTCTGCGCGGGCATTCTTAAACACTTCCTCAACGGGTTTACCGCCAAAGTGGACCTCAATCGGTGACACGCCTAGCAGTAGCATTTGGTCAGCTACCCCTGCACCAAGACCGCCGGAGTAGTCCAGAAACACCGCTTCGGCCTGCTTCTCATGGTATACCTCACACACCCGGCGGGCAATATCCGTAGTGCTGGCCCCCTGCATCGTAATCAGCGGGTGCAGGTAATTGCCCTGTCGGCAGACAATCGCGGTAGCGTCGTCCCCGTAGCGGGCTACGTCAACGCCAATCACCGTAGGATATTCCCGGTAGTCGAAATACGGGATATTCCGCTGCATGGCTGCGTCAACGGCATCACCAGAGATAAGCGTGTCGTCCATGCCCGCGTCTAATTTGCATTCCATCTCTTGTGAGAACTGCCGTGGCGTTACTTCCCGCCGCGCCTTCTCCAATTCTTCCGCGCTGAAAACGCCTGTATCCCAACAGGACAATATCCGGGTGTACCACTCCGGATCATTTTTGTATTTGTCATACATAACCGAAAGCTGATCTTGCGATTTTGGCGTTCCTATGATTATCAACCAGCCACGGTCCGCCATCAGCGTCGGGATCAATACGGTTCCGTAGAAAGACGCTTCAATATCCGCCATTTCGTCCAGAACTCCACCGTGAAAACCAAGACCACGCAAAGCTTCCGCATTGTCGGCACCGTACAGTTGAATCGTTGACCCGTTAGGGAGAATTACTTTTAATTCAGATTCACGGATAATTGCTCCTGGAATCTTGGAAATATCTGTTTTCAGATTATCCCAAACAACCCCCTTAACCTGTTTGAGAAATGGCGCGATATAAAAATACCGCGTATTAGGTTTCTCTAACGCGCAGTGAACCAACTCCATACGGGCCGCTACGGTTTTACCGGAGCGCCGATGGCAGATCAGAATATTCCGGTCTTTGCGTTTCTTATGAAACTCAGTCTGCCACGGGCGCGGGCGGTACATCAGGTCAATAAATGCGTCAGACATTTTCGGTATTACCTAACTACGCCTGTGTTTACAAAAATATTTACAACAGCATCAGTCTGCGCTTTCTGATTAAGCAGAGAATCTAATTTTGCTTCGAGTTCGATAATCTTAAGCTGCAAAGCAACATCCCCCTCCGCATCCCCTTTCAGCGCCGTAAGCTGATTCATCAACTTAGACTTTCGATCCGGCCCATCGGGCACGACAATCGGCTCTTCAGTCTTCAATATCTCCTTATCCGCAGGCCGCCCCTCGACCAACGCATTGACCTGCTCTTGTGCCGCCGGAGTCATCAGCGCAAACGAATGCTTGTACCGTGTCCGCAGGATACCGAGCGACTTGACATTGACTTTACGGAGAACCGCCGAACGGGCAGTTTCAAAGGCGGAACGCTCTACGGTCTGCCAGTCGATATTGGAATCTGGCGTGACTGACCGTGGATTATACGGCCAAAGATCACTCGCCACGGTCTGCCGCCTGATTCCGCAGAATATCGAGATGCGCGTCTACGATATTCCGTACTGCCTGCGAGAAGGAAATATCCGGGTGAAACCGAATAATCATTTCAATTTGGCTGGGATAAAAGGCAACGCCTTTGCCCATAAGTTCTTCATCTGGTTTCATGCAAATAGGCTATCACCGTTGCAAATGCTTGCAAGCGGCACATAACAAAAAACCCCGGGTCCTAGCTTTTGGCGGGAATCCGGGGTTTCGTGTCAGTGCCGAAGTCTACGTTACGGCTTCAATTGCCAGCCTCTGACCGGCATTTGGAGTACCCCAGCACCGTTAGGAACCAAGGCACATAACGCCCACCGGCAGGGACGACGCCTAACGGATGAACCATTACCGAGAGGGACTTAGGACCCTCATACCCGCAGAGCGGGATGTTCGTCTTACATCATCGGGGAAAGAGCAAAAAAAATCACCGGCCCGAAAGGACCGGCGCGGCACGCCACATAAACGCTGCCGACACGCAAGGAGGTGCGGTAGACCAACCGCACGAGATGTGGCGAGAACCCGTCATGCATCCCGGTCTGGCACTATCCTGCAACGGCTTTCATAGAGTCAAGCACCGGTCCATGGCGCAACACCATAGTCCGCTTCCGCAATTCCTCGTTCTCATCCATCAACGCAGAATACTGCGTGGCGTAGGTGGTAAGATCCGCCCGCAGTCGGCAAATCTCATCCAACTGCTTTTCACAAAGTGCTTCGTAGTATCCGGGTGGGACTTCACTCATACGACTTCTCCATCCTTTCTAGGATTTCGGCCCGCAGCGTTGCTGCAATACTGCGGCCAGTCAGTAAAGTTTGGATTCATGCTTTCCTCGCTTCTTGGATTTTGTCGTGTAGGTCTTCCATAATCTTCTCCGCCCGCTTCACCGTATGCTCTAGAATAGGGTACTTGTCTACAACGGCAGACACCGACTTCTCAAATCCATCCACATCGTAATCGCCAGAGAAGGTCCACTCTACATCATGCAATGCCTTAGCCACTTTGTCTAGGTGGTCTGCAAAAGCAAGAAGCTTCGATACGTCGCACCTGCTATCGTCAGCACGATTACGGATAGAACGCGCAGCTTCCTCCACTTTCCAATATATGTAATCTAATGATCCGCCGCTCATGACTCTTTCTCCTTTATCGGAGTACGGCTGTTCCATAGCTCCGTGGTAATCTTAATTGTACCGCCCCAGACTTCGGCAGGGCAATCCTGGCAGGCTGCGTACCATGAATCTTTGATATTTTCGGTACTGGTTAAATATCCATTACCTCCGCAGAACGGACATGGTAGAAGAGTCATGACCGATCCTCCGTAGCTTCACCCATACGGAGAAGAATTAACTTCTCCAGGGTACGCATGTGTTCCGCACACGCTTGGGCTGCCGCCATGTGGTCGCCAGTTTCGTAGAGTTGGATCACCGATTCTGCATAGGCGGCGAGGAGTTCGCGGTTAGTCATGCTGTCCTCCTGTGTAAAAACCAGGGGCGAGAAGTACCACCGTTACGTTTAAATCGTAACTCACATCGCACGCGCATCAATCTGTACTTTTTATGCGCCCTCCAAGATAAGTCCCGCTTTCTATCCTCTGCCCGCCGTTTACCGCTGGAGCGCAGTATGGTCGTATAGATCAAAAGACCGTCACGGATAACACCGTTGGACCAACACGGAACATTACAGAATCCCTTGAACCACTTATTCCACGCATCCCACCGATGAATGTCGGTATATGGACCAAGGATAGGCTCTGGACCAATAATGTCTTGATAACGACAGGTTTGGTTTTCCCACACTAGATCGGCCTCCGGGCGCGTTCGGCCATGAGGACATTGGCGTAATCAAAAACGCGGGCCGCATACTCATGCTCATTTTCAAATGACCAGTCTGCAAGAACCGGCGCAAGATTAGCAACTAGCTGGTCACGGACGGCCATGAGGTCTTCTTTTTCCTCCCACGGGGTCTGCGGCGGCAATACTCCAACAAACGAGCAGTTGTCGCCCAGGTCTGCGGCAGGTTTCATGCGTTTTGAATATTCCGTTACTAACGATTTGGCGGACTCGACAGCCTCCGTATACGATAAAGTATCGCGGACAATACGGACGTGATTCTCTAACAGCAGACGGAAGGTTTCTTGATTGACTGCGGACATGGGTGGGTTCCTTGGGTTGCAAGTATGGGGTTGCAAGAAAATAGTAAAGGGGAAAGTTGCAAGTGGGGATGTGTGGTTGCAAGATGGTGGGGGTGGGGAATTTACCTTGGGTGCTATCCCCACGACTCGACCCATGCCGGGACCCCCCCGCCCCCTATGTCCATACGAACCCGTCTCACCAGACATTCGCATCCCCATATCCCTCTCCACACATTGGCACGCCATTCGCTACGCATAGCACAACTCGTGCCAATCCTCACGATGCTCAATTATTGATCACTGTTTGCTCACTGACGCATCACTTTTATCACTTTTCTTGTCAAGTACTATTTTCAAAAACAGGGGGTACACTAGGGTTACACTGCATGACACCAGTGACACACTCCCTTCTCGTGTAGGGAATTCCTACACTTTTTTAGTTTGGCACGGTATTTGAATGTTCCAATCGATGCATAAAATAATTGGCACACTTTTTGAATGTGCCATGTGTGCCAACTGATGCAGGAGGGTGGCACAGTTGGAACGCTCGGAACAATAGAAGCATAATTTTACCTTAAATATGAGGCCCCTAGTCTGTATAATGAAAACGCAACCGAAACGTGCCTCTTTTGGTTTGGGTTTCGTTGTAAGTGCTGATAGCACCAAGGCTTGGAGCTTATTCACATTTTTTGAGGGGGTGGGGGATATATAGGGGGGTATCTGTATTTAGTTTGATATGTATTTCTATTATTTTTTTTATATATATATATTCATACTTAATTATACCTACTTAGATATGTCTCTATGTATATAGACCACCCCCCCAAAATTTGCGATTAAGGCATAACCAACACTCCCGCAGCCTCTTACAACAAATCACAACGCCAGAAAGGCACGTTTTGGTCGCAATCTCATTATGCTCGTGTGGTCCACCCCATCGAAACCCGATCCTAGCCCATTTGCCGCATTATTTTCCCGCAGCCTATACTGCCAACACCATTTCAATAATAGTGCGTAGAATGGCATTCCCTGCGGGGCAGTCTCCAGCCTGTCATCCATCCTATATAGCTCCCATAATCCTCCCGCCGTCCCTAGCTGTATCGGATGACCTTGAACTATGGTTCATTTAAACCATAGATGTTCCATAATTTTCCCTGACCACAATCCCTAGTGGTGCGTCTTCCTGGCAGTCCCCAACATCTTGTGGTTTCCAGAATGTTTTTGACGTTGAGTCGTGGCTGCATACGCTTTGCCCCATCGTCCCAGCAACCACGAGGAAACATCCCATGCGCTTCCCCATCATACCCGCCATCCAACAGACCACCGGCAGGATCCTGCCGACCGAAAAGGGGTGGGGGTTTTACTACGACGACAACGGCACGAGCCGTGCCGTCTATCGGGCCTCCCGCCGCCAAGCGAGGATGCTGCGTAATCGCATCCTTCGCGGAGCATGGACCCTATAATTGCTCACCGCCCTTACTCTAGATGGGCAATACTCTAGAGAGCACACGCCAATCCCGGCGGCCCATGAAGATGACCCAATGCCATATCTCCACCACCTCTCCCGCTCCTATCGGCTGTTCCCCGGCGAAGCCTGCACCATCACCATCCATCGCCGCCGTTGGTGGCATGAGCTATGCTGGCGGACGGACTACTGCCGTGAGTGGTTAGGAATTATCAAATGAGCACATACTACCTCACAATATACCGTGATGGTCGCAACATCCGTGAGGCTAGACTAACCGGCGACATATACCGAAAAGTGAAAGTATCCGCGCGGAATAGGTGTCGTTATAACGGCGGGACCGACTGGACCCTGGAGGGGCCGGATAACGTATCCCACGATGCCTGGGCATCTGGCGTATGCCGCAAGCGGGAGACTGTGTGACCATCCACATCTTTCACTCACATTCCGCTTAATCAAAGCCAGGAACCGGCGGCGCAACACACAAGGAACACGCCATGATCCTCGACATAACAAGAAAAATATACGATGCAAAAATTGTAGATAATCCGGAAGCGAAACGGTTATATCTGAAAGGGGAAAGATCATGGGACATTATCGGAGTACGTTGGACCGGCTCTAGTGCCATCGGCAATCAACTCCGGCTCTTGTTAGGAATATAAATAAACCGCCATACTCTAGACGGCGTTAAATCTAGAGACAACACCGCCACTTCCGGCGGCCAATGACAGGATCTAGCATGCTAACCGCGAAAGACATCCTCCCATCGTACCTGGAGGCCTGCACGTGGGCAGAATCAGGGGACGAGCATTGCTCCCTAGGTGAGCATGCCCCAGAATTTCACCGGCTGGCCCATGCCTACGCTTTAAAGCGTTGCGCGTCATTTTTACACGAAAACCCAGACGTGGAAGGGCTGCCTGCGGACTCCGTAGGTCATGACCTGTGGCTATCGTCACAAGGTCATGGGACCGGATTCTGTGACCGGGGCTATGATTATTCCCGGGGTATCCGCTTGTCTGTTCGAGCTAAACTGGAACAGGCGGACGTATATCTTGGCGATGATGGCCAAGCCCATTTCACCGGGGAATGATCCCATGCCCTACGTCCACCACCTGTCCCGCTCATATCGGCTGTTTCCCGAGGAGCATTGCACCATCACCATCCATCGCCGCCGTTGGTGGCATGAATTGTCTTTTCAAACACCCTACTGCCGGGAATGGCTTGGGATCATCAAATGAAACGCTTACACCTAGAATCACACAAGGGCCGGGACCTTGGACCAACGGCACAACGCCTAGAATATTTACACGGTGGACCGGACGTGTGGAAATGCATCCCGCCCGGTAAATGGGACCGGCTGGCCGACGAAGACACAACGCCACCGGAGCAACGCGAACGCATCGCCGCCTGGGCATTTAGGCGGTTAAATTTGCCCCTGCGGTGGTCAGTGGAGTTACAACTTAAATTCAGCGGTATGTCTAATATCGAACGGCTGGCCTTCCTGGGCCGCACATACTACGGAACCAAACTATGACCATCCACATTTTCCGCTCACATTCCGCCCTCCTGATTAAAGCTAGGAACCGGCGGCGCAACACCTACTTTGTGTTTGCCAGTTTTAAACCCGCCCAATTATGCGGAGCATACCCAACAATCCCCAAAACCCGCCCTTGACGCTTCCACGCACGCTGACACCATTGTCAGCGTGCGTGATAAACGCCAAGCAACCCCTTTCCCCTAGGAGTCTCCACCATGTACGCAACCTATTCACCGGAGGACGATAAGATCCGTTTATTTTTCGAGGGGGAACGTTTGCCCCGTACCGAATGGGACGCCTTGCGGGATCTTGGCTATACCTGGACCATGAAGCAATCTAGCGACATGGTGGCCGTATGGTCGCCAGCCCGGGAGGATGCGGCCCTGGAATACTGCGGGGAAATTCTGGACGAAGACCAGCCCCGCCTTGAGCGGTCGGCGGATCGTGCCGAACGTTTCACGGGCTACCTGGAAAAGAGGACCGACGAAGCCACCGAAAAGGCCGACAACTACGAAGCCGGCCCATCCATACACGGCCATCAGTCAGAAACACGGGCCGAACGCCAAGCGAAAAAGCACGACCGGCAGGCCGCGCAAGCCGTCAATCTGTGGAGCAAGGCGGAATATTGGCAACGTAGGACGGAAGGTGTGTTGCGCCATGCGCTCTACCTGGAACGGGCCGACGTGCGGCATCGGCGAATTAAAACCCTGGAAGCTGAGATGCGGAAATATCAAGCAGAGGTGACTCCCTCCGAAATCCTCCGGGGTGCGGAAGCCGTTGAACGCTACTGTGGGAAAAAATACGTTGAAAAGGGGCATGATGTTGTTGGTATTTTCGGGCAGGGCCGGGCCAAGCATGCCCGCTCCTACCGTGAAGCCACGGGACCTGCCAACCATTACGGACGGTCAATCGCCCACCTGGAGCAACGTATTGCCTACGAAAAGCAAATGTTGCTAGGCCAGGGCGGGACTCTTGCGGAGGTTGTTGAAATGATCCCCGGAGGGTTTTTGTCGGGTCAGCAAATCCAAAAGATCACGAAAGACCGGGCGGGGCTTGTCTCGACCGTGTATTGCGCCGGGTGTCGCCCACAAGATGCGGAAGACTTCGACCCGGAATCATACCGCGCTCCCACCGATGCAGAGCTGGCGGAATTTACCGCCAAGCAAAAGGCCATTAAAGACGCCAAGCCGAAAGCGCCGCCCCTTATCAATCCGACGCTTGATGATGCGAAAGCGTTACAGGAATTTTTCAACACCCGGCAGGGGGAAAGCCTGCGCGTCAGCATTGCCCACAAGGGGGAATCATCGCTGTCCTATTGGACCCAGGAACTGGACGCAATCGCCACTACCCAACCCCGTGAAACGGTGCAATCCTGGTATTCCGAGCGTTCATCTGGCGTATATGCCACATGCAATACGCTAGACCTTGCGGCAGACTGGACCGAAGCTACCTATCGGAACCAAAAGCCCGTAGCTTTCCGCATCCGCACCGCCCCACATGCCAATCACTACGGGGCTAAGCGCGTGGTTGTTCTTACTGATAAGCCGCAGAAAGCTATCCCCGCACGGGTGGAACATGCTAGCGCGGCGGGCTGATGCCATGGAACGGGTCCGTGGATTGTCGGGGATGCTCCGACAATCCCGGGCCGACCAAGCCGCGCAAGCTTCCCGGTTTAATGCCTTGAAAGACCGGGAAGCGTGGCGGGAAAAGGTGGTGGTATCCGACAACCTATTTCCCACGCCGCCAGAGATTGCCCAACGTCTGGTGGAACTGGCGGGACTTAGCTACGGCATGCACGTCCTAGAGCCGTCCTGTGGGACCGGCAGAATTGTGGAAGCAATCGCCCCACATGTGGACACTCTGAACCTCACGGTGGACGCGTGCGAAATATCCCCGCCGCTACTAGCGGATTGCCAACGGCGTTTCCCCTTTCTCGCTGGCGCTCCAGGAGATTTCCTTCAGTTTTCCACGCCGCACGGTTACGACAGAATCATTATGAACCCGCCGTTTCGTATGGGTGCCGACATTCGCCACATTCTGCAGGCAAAAAACCTGCTTGCAATTGGGGGCAAAGTGGTTTCACTTTGCTACGACGGTACCCGCCAAAATAGGGACCTTCGCCCATTGTGCGACACTTGGGAAGTATTGCCCGCCGGTAGTTTCAAGAGTGAAGGAACCGGGGCGGGTGTTGTGTTGCTTACAATATCAATTTAACCCGCAGCAATAAAGCCTAGGGGCCGCGCCATCGGGCCACCTAGCACCACACATCCTGCCGGAGATTGTACCGGCCCGCTCGGAGAGAGAGAGAGTATATGGACCACCTGGACCTGGAAGACGCATTGCGCGACCTCCTCGACTTAATTGAAAAGGAACGGGCAGCGCATCCTAACTGGATCAATGAGGACAAAGATGAATGGCAGCGCAAGCGCGTGGCCCGCGTTCGACGGGTGCTTCTTCACCTAGCTGAATATCTATAAACCAACACATAACGCGCACAGCGCAGGAGAATCCCATGCCATACAATCACCATGAAGACAATTGCGCGGCGATGTGCGCGGCAATTGCAGACGAATCAGGCACCTACCACGGCGGAAGGTCCCATCCCCATGGGCGAATCTACTACACCCGCAAAGGGGACGCCGTCCGGCGCGAGATCCATAGCGACGCAGGCCGGACCCTGTCGTCTAAGGTCGTAGGACGTATTGATCCGGCGAAACCGCATACACACTATTTGCACCATGCGTTTACGCGGGGAGAAACCGGCGCATTTGTCCAAGTTTGGCGCAAAATAGGCGTGGGGAGCGTGGATGATGGCTCTGCCATCGAAGATGGCGATTTGCGGACGGAGACGAAAAAACCGTGTCCAGCTTTTTATGGCGAGACGAAATCTTTTTGACCGACCCCCGACCGGCTCCCCCGTGGGGGAGCCCACCGGAGGCCGTATGGTCTATCGTATAACCCATTGCGAACACTGCGGAAAACCAATCCGCACCAACTCACTTAAGGAAGCCTTTGTAGATTATTTTATAGCCAATCCAACCGCCCTCACCAGGGACGCAGCCGATCACTTCAACGTAACGGTGGGCGAGGCTAAGCGCATTCGCCGCCAGATCCAAAATCAGAGGGACCGGCTAGGAACGCCAAAACTACGCAGAGAACCGAGATCGGATAAAGTTAGCTTGCCCCGCAAGAAAAAACAACCAACCACCGTATCTTTCCCAACCGTGGAAGAACGCAACAAAAGGAACACCCGCCATGACTGACACACCACAACTGACGCCATTCCGCATCCCGAGCAGATACCGGGCGGACCCCGTGTATGTAGCAAAAACAGCTACAAACTTGCGGGATGCCGTTTTGGAAGCGCACGCATCCGGGGAGAATTTATCCGGGGCGGATCTTTCCGGGGCGGATCTTTCCGGGGCGAATTTATCCCGGGCGCATCTTTCCGGGGCGGATCTTTCCGGGGCGAGTCTTTACGGGGCGAATCTTTCCGTGGCGAATCTTTCCGGGGCGGATCTTTCCGGGGCGAGTCTTTCCGGGGCGCATCTTTACGGGGCGAATCTTTCCGGGGCGGATCTTTCCGGGGCGAGTCTTTCCGGGGCGCATCTTTCCGGGGCGAATCTTTCCGGGGCGAATTTATCCCGGGCGGATCTTTCCGGGGCGCATCTTTCCGTGGCGAATCTTTCCGGGGCGAATTTATCCCGGGCGGATCTTTCCGGGGCGAATCTTTCCGTGGCGAATTTATCCCGGGCGCATCTTTCCGGGGCGAGTCTTTCCGGGGCGGATCTTTCCGGGGCGAAAGTCCTAGCTTTTTCCTCTGTATCTTTCTCCGGTCATGGTGAATGCGGCAGGATGTTGACGGCGGTAAAAACAGAACAGGAAACGCGCCTATGGTGTGGGTGCTTTACAGGTACGGTTGAGGAATTGAGGCAATACATAGAATCCGGAAAAGCCCGATACAAGAAAACCCGTACCCTGGCCCTTGACACAATCCTTGTCCTGTTGGACGCTAAAAACGAAACGGAAACCGCATGATCGAATACCTCACCATTCCCACCCAAGGCCGACCCATCCGCATCCGTGAAGATGAATGGCATCAGCTTTTCTATGCGTCCAACGCCCACGGCGCGGTAACTATCTACCGCAACAAAAAGAACGAACAGAAGCACATTGTGCGGATCCAGTGGGAAGGAAAGCACGCAGCCCAACATGGGACCGCCGACCTTCGCGGTAGTATCGCATCGGTTGGGATGTACGTCGGTATGACTGATGCACAAATCAGCAAACTGACCGCCGACATTCTGGACGTAGAATACATTTGACCTCTTGCAACCCTCTGGACCTCCGTTAGCCTACTAAAACCACCACTAAGGAACCATCATGCTAATCAAAGAATTTTGTGACAAACACCACGCCTGTACTAGCGTCAGGTCTTGGGCTCTTTCCACCCGGTTGACAAAAATGTCGGAGTTGATTAGTCATCCAGACTTATCGCACGCGCACTTTCGCTGGATCATATCCCGGGACGGGGTCCTGAGTCACAAAGACGCCGTGATGTTAGCTTGCTTTTGCGCTCGTCAGAATTGGAAAAAATTGACGGACGAACGCAGCAGAAAAGCTGTGGAAGTGGCGGAAGCATGGGCGAGGGGTGAAGCCTCAGTGGCGGAAGCCTCCGCCGCCTCCGCCTCCGCCTACGCCTCCGCCGCCTACGCCGCCTACGCCGCCGCCACCTACGCCGAACAACGGAAATTTGTTTCCGACTACTTAACGCTGAACTTTTAGGAATTACCACATGCCAGCAGACAAGAAATACCTTGAATATCCGCACAAATCAATCAACTTCCCCCTCTGGGGGGTTGAAATTGAGTTGGATGTGTACTACCACATCACACCGGGGCAAAAAGCCACGACTAAGGAACCCGGATTTTCTTCACAATTGGAATTGATTGAAGTCGTCTGGGATAAAGACAGAATACTGAATGAAATGGACCAGAGATCCACGGACAAGATCGAGGAAATGATTTGGGCAGCCGTAAAGGATCCGTACTAATGGGATCCCGACAGCACCAAAAGATGAAATCACAGGAAGACCGGCAGAATGCGTTTGACAGTATTTTGGATTTCTTCAAAACGCACAAAAAGCCCGCAACTACCAGTGAAATTCGGAGCGCAACAGGAATGGCCATTACCACCATATCTGCTGCGGTAAACAAGCACCAGATGAGCTTTAAATCTGAAGACTGCGTCAGAAACGGGGGATCGTATTTTCCGAAATACATATATCCTGTTAAGGCAATCACCGACTATATTCCCGGCTGGGAATGGAACGTAGGGAAAGCATGAGTCTGCATGACATAGACCCAGAAGGAGAAAAGATGCGGTCCTTGCGCAAATGGACCGACCTATCTCCGCTTTATTCCAACGCGGATATATTGACCGCCGTCGAGAAAAAACTGGAAGATCTACGGGATGACCGTGACCGCCTCGCCGCCGAGGTGGAGTTGCTGCGGGAGTTGCTGCGGACGCAGACGGCGGAGAGGGATAAACCCAAGATAAGACTTTTGGACAATCCAACCCCGGCAGTTCGCATCCGTCGGGTTTTCGATAACGCCGAAAAAGACTTTTTCTATAATTCTGAAGGAGTTTTGCCGTTAGACGAGATTATTAAATGGACGGAAGGGGATCCTCGCGTCGTAACGTTTTACGACCATGGGCCGAATAAAATTCATTATACACCTAAAACAGTATCAGAGCAGCCACCGCTATTCAAAAAAAATGGGGAAGCGGTGATCTTAACTAATGAGCGCGATTCCGCCAGTGATGAGCTAGAGGCATTGAATAAAGTATTATCTGCGGAAGTCGCCGCGCTGCGAAAGGCGATGATCTCCGCCCTAATTGCCACCCGGGCCACGGTTGACGAAACGACCTCGACGGAGTTTTTGTGTCTGGGTGGGGATGAGATAAAAAAATGCATTGAACGGCTGACCAAAGAACGGGATGCCGCTCTCAAAGATTTGTGGTGCGCGGAGGACCGGTGGGGCAAGGATTATATGTGGAAAACATGGAAATTATCGAGGTTGCTCACCGATGAATGGAAGAAGTCGCAATCATGATGCGCGTGGCCCCGGCGGACGGGGCAATCTGACACCGTAGCTTAACGGTAAAGCACCGCCTAGGAAGCCGATAAGATAGCGGGAAGTACAACCGCCGTATTTGGCCGAGTCGAGCGGAGAAGTGGGTTCGATTCCCGCCGTGTCGCCAAACAGACGCTAGACATCTCCCACCAGTAGCCTAGGCTACTAATCCCAACCAAAGGAGTTCAATATGCACGCACCGCAGGTTTTAATCCTGATTCTTATGACCATCGGAATCAGGACAGCAGTCATGGAACACGGGAAACAAAAGACAGGAACCCATAACGTGTGGACCTTCATCATTGCCGCAGCCATCTACCAATCCCTGCTCTATTGGGGCGGGTTTTATAGCAACTAAGGAGTCCTAACATGGAACTGTCCGACATTACCGAAACCGAATCGGCCAACCCGCCGATCCAACTGATTTACGGCCCGCCGGGGTCTTGGAAAACGCAATACGGGCTTGATGCCCCTAAGCCGTTGTTCCTGTGCTCCGAAATGGGGTTCGGGGATCGGAAGGCGAAGGCCGTCAATCTCAATAAGGCTTTGGACTTGCCCGCCATTGGCGCGGTTGAACAAAAGCTGATCGGCTATCCGCTGCTGAATTACTGGCTTAAGCGGCTGTACGAAGACACGACAGGCACCTTTGAAACGGTGGTTATTGATAGTCTGGATCACATCGTTCCTATGGTCGTCGCGTTCATCCTGGCCGACAAGTCCACCCCGGAAAAACACATCAAATCCCTGGAGGATTTTGGGTTCGGCAAGGGGCAGGTCTACGAGGAAGCCGAATGGATCAAGTTGATGGCGCGGCTTATCAAGCTGTCAGAGAAGGGCTACAACATCATCTTGCTGGCGCATTCCGCCGATAAGACGATCCAAGATCCCACGCGGATGGATCCATATCACCGGATTGAGCCGAAGCTGCCGAAGAAGGTTACGGCATACGTCATTGAAAAATGTGATGTTGTTGGTCTGGCGCATCAGCAAATCTCCATTGTGGAGAATGATGCGAAGCAGGATCGGGCAGTTGGTCGTAACGTTTTCGACCTCCAGGTTTCTCCGACTGCCGCGATGTTGGCGAAGAACCGCTACCGGCTGCCCGATGTGTTCAAATCATATTCCTATGCCGCTGTATCGGCGGCAATCAACAAGGCAATTCATAAGGATGCCAAGTAATGACTAATGAAATCGTGCTCAACGGAAAGACCTACGTCGAAAAGACGCAAGCGTCATATTCCGAATACTTCATATTCCGCTGCAAAGACGCGGGGGTTCACGCTGGAAAATGCATCCAGAACTTGGATGTCCAGAGTCCCTTCGTGGTCATTACTGATTCCCGCCGGCTGTGGTCGTGGATCAGTAAGGCTACACTGTCAGAACTGGCAGAAACCGGGCCGGTTAATCCGAAAGAAAACAAATATGGTGCCGTAGTGCCGAGGATGCGTCTGCGCATGAGCGACATTTGCGAAGTGATTCCATGTTCGGAAGCTGCCGCAAAAGCCATTAACAACGTACCTGTGTGGTCCGCCAATGGGTAAATCCTCTGGCTCTGGCGATGGCTCTGGCTCTGGCTCTGGCGATGGCTATGGCTATGGCTCTGGCTCTGGCTATGGCTATGGCTCTGGCTAAAGAACTTGCCCCCCCACCAAACATAAAAAACCGAAAGAAACACTATGACCGAAGACAATCTCCTTGATTTCACTACGGAAATCGAAACCAATCCCCTCGCTGGCGTCAGTACCCGAGACGGGTTCGCCCCACTGCCACGCAATGATGACGGATACTTGGTTTCCATCGTCAAGTCGTCCATCAAGCCGTATGTCGGCGCGGAACGGTCGATGAAGTCCGAAGTGGTGGAGGCGCATCTTCTCGCCAATCCCGCCACTACCCCGGGCAAGAAGCTGGCCATTGAAGGCCAGATTATTGAAGGCGAGTTCCAGGGCCGCAAGGTCTGGTGGGATTTCCTGTTACTCCCCGCTAGTGACCAGAAGGCGTTTACGAATTTCTCTGTGGAGGCGCAGGTGAAGGCGGGCAAGACCGACCTCATGGGCCTTATCAAGCGGGCCGGACTCAAGGCTATCATACAGCCCGAGGAATTGCTTGGCGGTCAAGCCCGTGTTCCCTGCGGTCACGACAAGACCGGCAAGTACAACCGTTGGTTCTTCGCTCTCAAGGAAGCGGGAGAACCCGCCGCCGATACTCCCCCCGCTCCCCGCCCTCGTACCGCCGCCAATACCGTTACGCGGGACGATGACGAGCCTGCGTTCTAATGTACGGAATCAACCACCACGGGACGCTTGCCGTCGTCCCGTGGTCAGCGGTTAAACGCGCGGATCGTCCGGTTGGATTGGATAAAAACGGGCTCAAACGTAGCCCGCCTAATTCAACCTGCCGGCATTGTAAAGCCAGATTTATTGGCTGGGGTAGGACCTGCACCAATCCAGAATGTGAAGACGCAGAACGGGTGTGGCAGATTGAGCGAAATACCGCAAACAGTCTAAAAGGCGAGGAAGAACGGAAAAAGCGCCGGCTGAAAGAGATAGCTGCGGAAGGTATCACCTGCAACAACCCCGCGTGTAAGCGAAAGCATGCGCGTGGAGCGTCGGTGAAGGGATCGTGTTGCGTTAGCTGTTTTGAGATAGTCACCAAACACAAAGGCGTCATCAATGCCAAACCCTAGCACGGAAGTAGAACATGATCCTGCGGCCCTACCAACAAGAAGCTGTGGATGCACTAAGGGCAGCGATGAACCATGGGTGTCGTCGCCCACTCGTCTGCCTTCCAACGGGGTCTGGCAAGACCCCTACGATTATCTCAATGGCCGAAATTGCATTAAAGAAGAATCACAAAGTGACGGTGGCCGTCCATACGAAAGAGCTAGTCGGCCAGATAGCCGCCACTTACAAAGCAATAACTGGCTACGATGCTTCAATATATTCCGCTTCTTTAGGTAAAAAAGAAAAGGGGCTTTTCACCGTCGCGCAGATACAGACGGCGGCGAAAGTGCCAGGGATCTTTTCAGATACGAGTCTGCTAATAGTTGATGAGTGTGACCGTATCCCGCACGAAGGGGAGGGCCAATACCGATCATTCATCAGTACGCTTGAGACATGCAATCCAAAACTATTCACCGCCGGATTCACGGCAACACCCTATCGCATGGGACAAGGACTTGTTTATGGAAAAGATAAGATGTTCTCTGAACTTGTCTACGATGCGGGGATCAAGCCGCTTATTGAACAAGGCTACCTCTCGCCACTGCGTGCCAAGGATGGTGGTGCGCCGGATTTGTCGGCGGTCCACCTGCGGCAAGGTGAATACGTTGCGTCAGAGCTTGAAGCGGTCATGGCGGATTCCGCCAAGGTTCAGTCAGCTGTCAAAGAGATTGTTCACTATGGGAAAGACCGGAAACACTGGATCCTTTTCGTCGCGGGGACCAAGCATGGGAAGATGGTTGAAGCTGAGTTACTGGCCCACGGAATCGCGTGCAAATTCGTTACTGCAACAGCGTCAGCAGGTGAACGTGATGAAGCGGTTGCAAGCTTTAAATCTGGAAATATCCAATGTCTCATCAACATTGTCATTTTTTCGGTCGGATTCGACCATCCAGGGGTTGATCTCATCGCGGATCTTGCACCTACAAAATCACCGGGAAGATATTATCAGAAACTTGGAAGAGGTTTACGGATATCCCCTGGAAAATCCGACTGCTTGGTTTTAGATTACGCCGGTAACATCGCAGAACACGGACCAATAGACACGCTAAACGAACGGATCAAGGACAAGGCTAAGGGAAAAAAGACGGGCGAAGCGCCCATGAAGTGCTGTCCAGAATGTCACGAAGTTAACTTTGCGGGTGTCCGTATCTGCCCCGCATGTGGATTTGAGTTTCCGATTGAGATAGCCAAGCATGAAGCAACCGCGTATATGGGCGCACCCATATCGTCGCGGCTGACCCTGGAAGTGGGGTCCGTGATCTATTCGATTCATGCATCGAAAGACGCAAGTAAACCCGATACATTGCAGGTGGCGTATTATTCACGGGAAGTTTTTCCGCAAATCATTGCGCGAGAATGGCTACCGTGTGATATACAGCACAACCAATGGCTATATGGGCGGTTTTTGAAGTGGTTAAAACAGAACCCGTTGACAGAAACGAAAGACGGCAGACGGTTGGAAGTCCGAGACGACTCCGTGTGGGGCTGGATCAACAACGCATCGACGCACATCAAAACTGCGGTACAGCTATCGGCATTCGTCCGATGCCTTGAGCCGCCTACGAGGATAGTCACCATGCCTAGCGAAGATAATCCGAAGTATCCGGCGGTTATCGGGCGGTATTGGAAGTGAACGAAATCACCCGCCTAGCAGAAGCGGGTTTTCACCTCGTCCCCTGGCAACGCCGGTCTGCCAAGGTCAAGGAAACCCGCCCGCTTGTCCAAGGATACCACACGAAACGGGATAAAGGATACGTTGCTGTGTGGCAACGCATGTATCCCGACGCGGATTGGGCCGTTATACCACACGCCCACTGTGTTCTAGACATTGAAATGAAGAATGGACTTGATGGTCTGCGGGACTTGGCATCGTTGGGTTACTCGCTGGAGAAACACGATGGGCCGGTCACTCGTACTAAGTCAGGCGGCTATCACCTTTGGTTCCGGCAGCCAGAGGTTCCACTTGTCGGCGGGATCCACATCCTTCCCGGCGTTGAAGCGAAAGCGGAAAACGGAAGTGTCCATGTCCCGCCGTCATACGGATACGATCAGATTAGGCCGATTGTTAAAGACTGCCCTCCACTCCCGAAAGAAATTGAGGATGGATGGCGAGGAATTTCAAGAGCCGGAGCGGTTCACCTGGGACGATACAACGCCCCTGCTGTTGGCCTTGGACATAGACGTGGATTTTTACAATCAGTCGCGGGAAAGCTAAGGGAAGATTTCGCCTGCGGGACAGAGGAAATTGCGCTCATCCTACGGGTGTTCGCGGATCTACGGTGCGAAGCGCCGGATCAGATTACGGACGAATCGCTGTTGAAGATAGCTAAGTATATGGGAACCCGGAACCTTACGTCATATGACGGATTGCTTTTCGCCGGGGATCCTGTCGCCACATCCATTGAGGAACTGTGTAAGCAATGAATAATCCTACTGAAGACATCGACTTTTGCCGCAGCACGAAATTGCTGAGGCTGTTCGGGGAATGGCATGACGCATGCTGCCCCCGGAAAAACAACACTATGGCGCTGGCATCTGCCCTTGGCGCATTTGGCACGATCATGGGTCGGACCTATGTAGGAGCCAAGTCGAGCCGCGCCGGGCTGTATATCGCCGCCCTATCCCCGCCCGGTGGTGGTAAGGATGGCCCCCGCTACATGGCAAAGCACCTGCTAACCAAGCTGGATCGGGGTATCAACATCGGGGCCGACGAGTGGGGCAGTGATAGCGGAATGATTACCAGCCTGTCGGAATCCAAGGAAATTCTGTGGCAGGTCGACGAGTTTTGGAAGTTGCTGCGGGATTGGACGGGCACGAATATGGCCAGCTACAAGGCGGGCATCAGTAGCCTGCTGCTCCAGTGGTACAGCGGCAAGACCTGGAATGGCCGCGCCCTCAAGGAAAACAGCGTCCCGCCGATTGAGAATCCGCATGTGAATCTGGTTGCGACGAGCCAGATTGATACTTGGTGGACCTACGTCACGCTGGAAATGGTGGCTACGGGGCTGCTCTCGCGGTTCATCATCATGGAGGAACCCAACTACTCGCGGATGACGCTGGACGATGCGGAGCTTTCGCAGTCTACGGAAACAACGATGCCGCAAGAGTTGGTGGATTCCATCAACGACATTCTCAAGAACGATTGCAGCCTGCTTCAGCGGGTACTTGAGACAGGCAATCAAGTACGGATGACCTACGAGGAAGCCGACATGCCGGGGATCCTTGCCCTGCATGACAAGATTGAAGCCAAGCTACAAGATCCGTTCTTGGAACAATTTGGTAAGTCCGTGTCGGCCCGCGAGTGGGAAAAGACCTACCGGCTGGCGATGGTGCATGCGTGGAGCAAGGGCGATGGCCGAAACAAGATCGGGCTGGACAGTATCCAGTGGGCATACATGCTAGTGGAGTATACGAGCTACTTGTGCATGCAGAACACGAAGCGCATGTCGGGTAACGATTACGAAAAGGCGTATGACCGTATCACCCGGCGGGTTTACAACGCGGGAACACGGGGGATCAGCTACACCCTGCTTGTCCAAATGGGTCTGCGGGATTTGGATAAGGTGTTGGAACAGCTTATGAAGTCCCATCTAGTCGAGGTGCAGAAGGGGGATCGGTCTGCGTTGCGGTATCTTTGGAAGGGCAAGGTGATTGCGGATGCCTGATATTACGATGTGTACCAACAAAGAATGCCCATTGAAAACGAGTTGCTATCGGAGTGCGGAGAGTGGGACGAAACCAACACCCAACATCCAGACCGATGTTTGCTTTACGTTCGATTACACATCCACCGACTGTCCATATTACTGGCCGGTCAAACAAGGAAGTCCAGATGCAACACAGCCCCATAGGCGGTAGCGTCCAGCACCGCGTCCTCAACTGCCACGGCAGCGTCCATTTGTCCCGTTGTGCAACGCGCACCTCCGGGGCGGCGGCGGATCGTGGCAACGTCATGCACGAACACGCCAAGGCGCGGCTGACCAACGGGCCGATGCCAGGAACCAACCTGCGTCCTAGCGAAGTTCCGATTGTGGAATCGTATGTGGCGGGCGTTCCTGCCGGGGCGCACATTGAAGAACGGGTATCCTCCTGCGCCCATGACTGGTTATTCGGTACGGTAGATGCGTACTGGATCGACGCGGACGGGCGGCTGAACATTGCCGACCTAAAGACTGGCCGGACCCCGGTATCCCCGGAAGAAAACGTCCAGCTTTTCTTTTACATGTACCTCATCCTTGGATTTCAGCGCACTTTGGAAGAAATGCGCCCCTTCTTTTGGATCTGCCAGCCGACTTGTGGCGGGTGGTCTAAGTGGGAAGTGACGGCGCGGGCATACTGCGACTACCTAGACAAGCTGAATGCGCTGATGGATAGTCTCACACTGGAAGATGGCATTACGCTGAACACGGGATCGTGGTGCCAGTATTGCCCGGCTAAGAAGGACTTCTGCCCAAAGTACCGGCAGCATACGGCCGTCGTAGATGATGCATTCTGATGCGCTACCTATCCCAAGGTCGCATCCGCCGATGCCGCAACCACTCATGGGGGACACACGGTGGCTGTGTAAAGTGCGGATTCAGCTTACGTTCATGCTTAAAAAAGACGCGCTTTACTAACTGGCCGCAGTCCCACATGATGCCGCTGTGGAACGTTATCTGATGCTGACCATCGACATGGAAACCCGCTCACGCGCCGACATTGAAGAAGTCGGTTCGTGGGTCTACTCAAAGGATCCGTCTACGGATATACTGTGTATCGCCGTGGATGATACAGTCTATGACCTTACAATCGACAAGTCCTGTCCCAATGCCCTGCGAACACATGTGGAAAACGGGGGGTTGGTCAATGCATTCAATACCGCTTTTGAATATGCAATCTGGACAAATATCCTCGTACCCCGGTATGGGTGGCCTGTCGTGCCCATTAACAACTGGCGGGATACTCAGTACGTCTGTTCAATCAACGCCCGCCCAGCGAAGCTAGAACTAGCGGCAAAGGTCCTTGGACTAGCGGAACAAAAAGACAAGGGCGGTAAGTCGCTCATCAACTTCTTCTGCGTACCTGTCTCTAGCGGTGCCGCCAAGGGTACATTCCGTGAACCCGCCGACCATCCCGAACGATGGGCCGAAATGCTAGCGTATTGCTTGCAAGACGTAAAGACAACTCGCGCCATTGATGCCGCGCTACGTCAGCCTAGTCAAGCCGATTGGGACTTCTGGCTATGCACTTGGCGCATGAACATTCGCGGGATCTATGTTGATCTTGCATTAGTCCGTGGGCTGCTGGCGATGGTAGCGGAAGCCCGTAACCACATGGCCGAACGGCTAGCCGAGGATACCTGCGGGGTCATCAAGCTGACGGACATGGCCAATCACAAAAAACTGTTGGGCTACGTTCAAGGGCAGGGGGTTAAGGAAACGTCCGTCGATAAGAAAACGGTACGCAAGATCCTGGCAGACAACCCTAACAAGGAAGTCAAGGCTACGCTAGAGACACGGCAGGCTCTTGGCAAGACTAGCTTGGCTAAGTTGGATCGGATGCTGGCGCAGGCTGATCCCGATGACGGGCGGATCCGGTTCATGTTCCGGCCAAATGGGGCGCAGACGGGGCGGGATACTTCCATGGGGGTCCAGTTACAGAACATCCCCCGGGGCGGTAAGTTTAAAGTAGCCGCCTTGATGGAGGCGGCCAAAGCCGGCGATTGGCTGGCCTTCCTAGCCCATTCTAAGAACGATCCTATGGAAGCGGCAGTCACATGCCTGCGAGGGTGTTTCGCTGCTAAACCTGGGCATGCGTTTGTCCAATGTGACTGGTCCGCTGTTGAGCCGCGCATCATTGGGTGGCTAGCCGGGGAACAGTGGTTGGTAGATGCGTTCATGCAGATTGACGAGTTTGGCGGAGTGGACATTTACCAGATAGCCGCCGCGCAGTTCTATGGCGGTAATCCTAGCGACATGGTAGGAGATATGCGGCAATTTGGGAAGGTGTACATCCTCCAAAACATGTACGAGTCGGGACCTGGATCGGTGCAACGGTCTGCCAAAGACCAGTACCGGCTAGTGATTGACGATCAGACGGCGCAGTTGTGCGTGGATGTGTACCGGGCCAGCAACAAAAACATCGTTCGGTACTGGACTAATCTCGACAACGCGGCCAAGTTCGCGTGCCTTAACCGGGGTAAGGTCTACTGCGTTGGCCGTATCGCATTCTGCCATGACGGTCGTGACCTGCGGATGCGGCTACCCGATGGTCGGTTCATCGTATATCCTGATGCCAGCGTAGAACCCACGCCCACCCCGTGGGGCAGCTTCCAAGATCAAGTTATCTTTTACGGGCTGCATCAGACGAGTAAGCAATGGGTCAAGTTCAACATGCACGGCGGGGTCTGGTGCAACGGCAGCGTGCAGGGCACAGGGGCGTCACTGATGCGCCACGCAGCACAACGCCTTGAGGAAGCGGGTCTTCCCGTCGTGCTACGGGCACATGACGAAATGGTATGCGAAGTACCCATAGACAGGTTGCAAGATTCAGCTAGGTTGCTTAAAGAGATCATGGTCAAGCCGCCCGTGTGGGCGGATGGACTTCCCCTTAACGGAGCCGGGTGGACCGGAGATAGGTTTAAAAAAGAATGAACCTCACCCTCCCCTTCCCGCCCAGCGTCAACGCTATGTACCGCACGGTCGGCGGGCGGATGCTGCTGTCCAAAGTCGGAAGGCAATATGCCATAGCCGTTAAGTCGATACTTGGCGAACGTTGCCCGATTGATGAACCTCTGGAAGTCATCATCAACGCACACGCCCCTGATGCCCGCCGCCGCGACCTGGACAACCTGCTGAAAGGCGGTCTGGACAGCATTACCAAAGCTGGATTGTGGGCTGACGATTCTTTGATTCACAAACTTACGATTGTGTGGGCGGGTGTTCCGGTCCCTGATCGTAGGATTATTATTGATTGGAAATAAGCATGTCACAAGTCGATGTTGTTAATCATCCCCCACACTACACAAAGCACCCGAGCGGTGTTGAGTGCATCCAGATTACGGAACACATGGGTTTCTGCCTTGGGAACGCCATCAAATATATCTGGCGGGCAGACCTCAAGAATGACGCCATTGAGGATTTAAAGAAAAGTATATGGTACATTCAACGCGAGATTGAACGACGGGAGAAAAAGAAATGAAAAAGAAATCCGTGGGCGATACTCAACACAGTCACCATCCATACCTGCCGGTAGAAGACTTGACTAAAGAACAGGCCATAGCTACCTGTGTATCCGCACTTAATCTAGTTAAAGTTGATATGCTTCGGGCTGCGGAAATGCTGGCGGATTTTGACGGGCGTTGGAATGGGTTCGTTGAGGATTTGTATGTGGCATCGGGAAGAATTTTTCAAAAAACATATTTAAATAGACTTGTTAAAGTTGGCAGGGGGCAACTTCATCCAATGCTTCTGACGGATTGGAATTACGACGTTTCACAGTTGCCCATAGATGAGCAAAATACTGTTTTGACAAAAGGGGTGCTGTGTTTAAAGGAAAACGGGGAGCCAGTTGCTAAGCCTTTATTATTTTCCCAAATGTCGTATGGGCAACGCGCAATGTGTATTAGAGATGGGAAAATACAGACTGTTGAATGGCAAAAAGAGCGCCGTGCCAAGGACCTTTTGAATTATGGGCGGCGTGAAGAAAGACAAAAAGAACGTAGAAAAGAGGATGATGCTAATGCCACAGAGGAAGCAAACGAAATACAAAATGATTTAAATTTCAGATTTGTTATATCCTCCAACGGGGAAATAAAGGCATCCTTTGACCCGGACAGGTCGTATACTAGCGACGAAATAGGTAGAATAAGCCATGCGGTAGAGCTTATGGATCAAGTAATTAACCCGTGGGATAAGGCGATTTCGGCATGACCATCCTCCACCGTGGCACATTGACCATATCGCCAAATAAACAAATACTCATTAGAGAGTACGTTCATGACGGAACGGACGGATCACGTCTGGACCTGGAAGCAATCGACCAAGCCATGATTACTTTGCAGGTACGGCGGGCCGAGATTCTAGAATCAATTCATCCGCCACCCACGTCCGATCAGCCGGTAGCTGTGCCCGCACCTTGACCAACTTGCCGTCCGTATCACGCGCCCACACTGTCACCGACACATCATCGGCTAGACGGTGTGGGATCTTTCTGTCCAGCAATATCGGATTGCTCCCGCAGCCGGATAGCATCTGCAAAACGATCAGCCCGAACAAGATCCGCGTCATTAGGTTTTTCCTCTACGGCTTTTGAACGTTCGTTTAATACATCCAGGTAGGCGGTAACGGCTGCGCGGACGATGACGTAGATCAACCGTTCTAGGGGATTCATGATGCCCAGGCTAGGATTTGTGCGTCGGATTCTGCCACGCAAGATACATGAAGCTGCTGCCAATTAACGTCGTTTCCCGGTATAAGATTTCCAGTTCCAAGGCGTACTTGATCTACTAGAAATTCAGCATACGGAACCCCGGTAACGGTACGCACCAACGCCCCTGCGTGGTATAATTTGAGCGTTCCTAGCGGACCGTTATACACGACGGCAATATGTTTCCAGGCGGCAGTGTGCGCTCCTAAGGAAAAATCGTAATAGGTTCCGCCTAAGAAATCTAACGTCACCCATACCCGATCATTGCCGTCAGCAATAGTACCCATTCCACAATACGTCTGTAGCGCACCACTACGCTGTAATCCAACGGCAGGGCTATTTGTAATAGTACTCGTGATCTGGCGCATCCACACTGCGATAGTAAATTTATCTATCGCCTTGGGTGTCCCGGCGGTACTGAGAGCCACAGCATATGGATTACCAATTAAAGATGTCTGCCCGTTGATTCCCGGAGACCCAAGAGACATATTGGATGCGCTGGGTATGGTCAGAAACGTGTCGTTGGTAAACGTATTCCCTGCCGGAAATGTAGCTTCCGACAGCGGGTAATACGCGGACGTAACGCCTATGTTTTGCCGCATGATCGGCAACACGGTATTGCCACCATGCATCATATCTTACTTCTTCGGATTGACGGTGCTGAACACATCCAACACGGCAACGATCTTGCCGAGGATTTCATCATCCCGGGTAGACGGAGTAATCTTGACAATGACGGTAGCCAGGGCCACAACGGCACCGTAGATGGCCAGGATGTTGGTCCAGTTGGCAGTAATAAAATCAATCATGGGCGTTTCCTAATGGATTGGTGAAGGTCGTGCGGCTGCGGGGTGTATTCATCTCTGATGATCTGAACATACACTTCTTCCCGCTGGTGTCCACGGTCAACAAGTTGCTGTGTAGTCTTGATGGTTTTTTCCTGGTTCTCGCGGATAAACTTATTCAACTCGTCAATCGTCTTATTGCTTGCGGTATTAGCGGATTCCAGCTTATTGATTCTATCCGTGAGTGACGCTTGCAGCCACTTGCCAAGCAGCAAGGCGACGACAACGGGGAATCCGTATTGGCCAATTAGGGTAATGGGGTCCATCCATCACTCCGTTTTAGGAAGCAAACTGGTAAGTACCGCCGGGTCTTCCAGCGCTTTATCACTATTGTCGCGCACCAATGCCACGAGCCGGGATTTCAGCGCGGCGTTTTCTACGATGAGCGCATCACGATCCGCCGTCAGTACGCCAACTTGCGCGACGGCGGAGGCTAGCTTTTCGCCAAGCAGCGGAGAGAGATCAATCCCGTCCTGGACCGTTCCGCGAATCGGTACCAGGCCGGTTTCGCTGCGGCTGATTAACAACTCCCCGCGATAGACTGATACGGTGCTCACCAGCTCCCCGCCTCTGAATGCCCCGGTGGGATCCCACGCCAGAGTGATTCTTGCGGGGGTGATAGATGTAGCTATTTCGTCAGACATAAAAACCTCAGGCGGCAACGGTGGAATCGTCGGAAACACGGCGCCAGGCGGTGCCGTCGTCGTAAACTTGTACGCCGGTTCCAGCGCCGCCGCCTTCACCGTTTTTGCGTCCATTGGTGGCAAATGCGATGCGGCCCGCGAATCCGGCGGCTGGCAGAGTGGCGACGGTGTATTGGCCGATTCGGATTGGCCCTGATGATTGGATTTTTCCAGCACCTGCCGTTGGAGTCCCGCCAACGGCAAGATCTCCATTCACCATCGTCGCCCACAAAGCCCTAGCAGTTGAGGCGGCGGAAGTGCCGTACCAGGCAAACCCAACTTCGCGACTCGTGCCACTCCAAGCCGAGGGGGCGTAGGTGTAAAACCCGCCAGCCTCGCTCGGGTATGTGCTGCCATCGTGCCCGTTCGCGACTATACCGACAAAGTTGGAATTTGCTGGGGTCGCAGCGGGGGAGGCCCTGGTCCCTCCGTAGGTTCGCCCGATGAGCTGCGTTCCTAATGCTTGGTAGCTGTGTGATTCAATATTGTTCGCAAACCCATCAGCAGACGCCAGCCGGAGCGCCACCCGGGCAGGCTGATAGTCGCTCGGTAGCGTCCCGGTCCCACGATCGATTGTTACAGTAGTCGTAAATCTTTTGGCCCCAGCTACGTCCTCTGCCCCGGCCAAATGCACTACCGCAGAATCTTGGGCCGCGCCAATCAACGTCCGCGTGGCGGCGGCATCGACAGGAGTCAACAACGACCGACCGAAAGTAGTGGTAGTCAGCGCGGAAATCGCCGTCAAATCTGTATCTAACGGCTGATATTCCGCCAACGTCGCCGCAGTATCCGCCAACTTCCAGTCGGCAAGGATAACGGGGGTATCTGCATTGAGACATTCCAGCGTAATCAATACCCACTTGCTGACGGTCGTCGTCGCCGGGGGCGTGGTCAGCCACGTCCAGGTTCCGGGGAACGTCAGGGTACGGGCAACCCCGTTGTCTTTAATCCGCAGACCGTAGGTGCTGCCCGCCGCAAGACTGAGCGTGCTTACGGTCGTGTTGGTGGCAAGACCATCCAACACGCCGATAGTCCACCCGCCCGAGAAATCCAGAACCGTAGTAGCTGAACTGGACAAGGCGGTATAAAGATTCCCGGTCAACAATTGCCGGGGAAGTTTTGTGGTCGCCATAGATCACCAAGCCTGTTCGTAATCACCGAAGGTGATGTATGCGCGGTAGGTCGCGCCAGCAAGACCGCCAGAAAGCGCCACGTTGGTCCCGTCCACCACGATGCCAGTCAATGCCGTAGCCCCAGCGCCAGCATTCTTGTACCACACCGAAGCGCGGATCACGCACTTCTGGCCAACCGTGGACGGAATGTTGTGGGCAAATGCCGCATTACCGGAACCATCAAGCGACCCGGTATAGACAACCGTGTATTCCCCGCCGCCGTACAATTGGCGGGCAGTAAACACAGGGGACGCAAGATATACCCTGGTAGTGCTGCCTACGATCCCGCTATTTGGCCCGCTCTGGCACTGATATATGCTGATATTTCGCTGACCAGTAAACAGCGCGGTGGTGTGGTCTGGCAGATCAAAGTACCGTCCGGGGCAAACAATGTTGGACAGCTTGATATGCGCAAAATCCGTGGAGGTAGCTTGCACAAACGCTTGAACGTATGCCAAGGTGTCTCTACTGGTGATCCCCGTAATAGTAGCTCGTACCGCACCCGTCAGCAAGATGACGGAACGCGGGCTTGGATGCAGTTCAGATGACCAGTCCAGATGCAACCACGCAAAATCACAAGATGTAAGATCGAATCTCGCCGTAGTTATTTTAATAAGATGTGCATTACCTCCCGCACCCCAACGGAAATTGCACCCGGTCATGGTGAGTTTGGTACGGCCTTCACCAGACGGCGAGCTAGATCCATCTACCTCAATAGCCCCTTGTCCCGTAGACAGCCCATAGCTGGCATCCGATAAACGCGACTCCGCGTAGTCCAGATTTCCATACAAGAAATTAGCGCCAGAAATGGTTACTTCTGCATCGCTAGAAACATACACCAGTCGGCGTTGTCCTGCGCTGCTTCCCCCACCGCCGTTAATCGACCACACACCACCGCCAGCAATAAATGGTGCTGACGTGTCCCAATTACAAGAGCTAAAAGAACCAAATCCATCTAAAACCGTCGTGCCTGCATTATAAAATATGCTAGCTACGCAGCATAGATCGTCGCATTTCTCGACATACATACTAAGCGAAACACCATCATTGTGCATGATGATGTTATTCGCCGTCATACCAAACACCCAGAAGTGTGTGCGTTGGATGCGAACACTATCCGCACAGTAACCGCCACCGCCTCCGGTCTGAATACGGATACCCTTGTAGTATGCGCTTATTTCGCATGCCTCAATATAAGTACCTCCGCAGTTATCAAAAAGATGTATACCATCAATGGCGTTGCTGATGCGAACACGTTCCCACCGGCCACGCGGGACTTTGTTCACATAGAACGCTGCCCCGTAAGTAACAAGGGCCGCACGGATAGCCGTATCCGGCTGCTCAAACTCAACGGCAAAGTCACGGAACACCGGGCCGGGTTCGGTAATTCCGGAAATACTAAATACGTGGTTAGTGCCTAAAGTAGCCGGGATAATCAGCCGGGACGTACCCAAGCTGTCGCCATACACAAGCTGGCCGGTGGTTCCGCAGGTCAGGGTTGCCGTAATCAGATACACGCCCGGCGGAATGAACACCGTCCGGCCCGTATCCAACGCTGCCTGAAACGCAATCGTATCATCCGTTACTCCGTCGCCAGTAGCGCCAACGTCGAGAACGTTGACTTCATCGGCGTACCGATCCCCCAGCGAGCGAGAACGGGTTCCGCCCGTAGGTGTCACAATGAACGAAGACGCATCCGTTCCCGGCGGGGGAACGCCAATCGCCATCGTCTGGTACGTCTGCACCTCAACGTTCAGCACGCCCACCGGAATTGGGCTAGTGAAATTGATCGTGCTGCCAACGATAGAATATGTCGCCTTGTGCTGCACAAGACCGTCGAACGTAACAACCGTTGCGTTGCGCTGCCCGACTGAGCTAGTCAAGGTCAAGCTAGTTGTCACGCCAGCGGTGTAATGGGTCCCGCCAACAAACGCATCTACGACCTGGGCGCCGCTCAAAGTCTGATTTGCATTAATCAACGTAGCGTTGACCAAAGATGACTCATCCGTGGCCCAAGCGAGGATCTTGCCGGCATCCGGGGCGGGAAGTACCCGGCTTACTCCGGACGCGGCGTAGCGGTCCAGTTTGAGAGATAGATCAATGGCGGCTTGCTGTTGCTGATCCGCCATCGTCAGGCGGTCAAACGTATCCTCAATCACTTCCGGGTAGTAGCTGGACGAGTTCCGAACGTCGGTTTCCTGCGTAAGCGGGACAACCCGCTCGATCCGCAGGGTATATCCCGCCAGCGGGGCGGTCGTCATCGTGATGCTGCCCGACGCTTCGCCTAACCCGGTAACGGTGTAGTTGGTCAGGTAGGTCTGTACGGTTTCGCCGTAAGTGCTTGACACCAAAGTAACACGCAGATCCGTAGCGTCGATGACGGTAAACGGAAAGGTAAAGACCGTAGCGACCCCGGTGCCACTATGTGTGATTTCGCGGGTGGTATTTGGAATCGTCATAGGTCAGTATCTTTCTTATCATTTATCGCATAGGGTCAAGGCGTAAACACGGACTTCATTGGACGGCCAAAGAAGATCCGGGACCAAAACGCAGCCTCGTCCGCGTCGTAGTCCCCGTAGCTGGCATCGACCACGTTTTTCATAACCGACGTAGGCAGCGGGACGAATGCAGAAGAGGCATTGATGGCAGCTTTGATGCGGCCCGAGTTGATCTTATCCTCATCACCCGACGAGGATCCGACGATCATGCCGCGCACAGATCCGGTGACGGCATTAAGACCCGGGGCGGCTTCCGATGCGCTGGAGTACCCAAAGAATCCTTGGAGCGCCCAAGACGCCGCAGGATGCATCCCAAAGGTGTCCGCCGTAGCAGTCGCCAGCATGTTTGCCAACCACGGCTGGTCATCGTCATCAGACGGCACGTTTTTGAGCGCATAGCCCAAGGCGTACATGGCGGCAGAAGGGATCAGTACCGCACTAATGGTGGCGCTGCCAATCTCCGCAATAGATCCTTCGCCCCGCTTGTACCGCCCAACGGCAGACAGCACACGGGACATTTGCGTCAGCTTATAGCTTTGCAAAGTCAGCAAGCTACGGAACAACTCCGTCTTTTGGATCGTAGACAACTCGCTGTAATCCGCCCCGCCCTGCGTCTGGTCAACAACCTCGCTAGCTTTCAAGCTGGCGGTATATGGATCAATGTTTTGACCAAGGTACTTTTCCTTAGCGGCCAAGTAAGTGGGAACGTCCACGGCATAATGCTGGACCAAGGTAACAAGCGTCATCAGCTTAGAGCGGATGCGTGGGAACAACGACGGGCTGACGGTAATGCCAGTAGGTGACAGCAAGCTGTTCAGTACGTTGGCCCCACCGAGTTTGGCGTCGGCAAGATCCGCCATGATTTCGCCGTTACGGCGGCGAGCCATGTGCGGAGACTCCGCGTATATCTGATCTAGGATCTTCGGGTTACGCAGCACCTCCCCCGCCGACCGTGCCAGCGATACGGCACTAATGTCGGGATGCGACATGGACGAAGCTAGACCAGCAACCTGCTGAACGCCGCTGATGACCTTGAGCGCCATAGCCCCGGTGATGTAGTTAGCCCGCAGATTGCGGAAGAACGACACCGATACGTCATCGGTATACACCGGACCGTTGATGGCCAATTCCATGTGTGTCTTGAGATTGTCGTAGAACGTATCGCCGTGGTTGATGGATATAGCTTCCCGAATAGCCGGGCTACCAAACACCAACGTCATGTCTTTAGCGAAACGGTATACGGTCACTTCCCGCAGCTTACGACGCAGACCCATGACCTGTTGGTTCGGATCCCACCGCAAGTTCTTCACCGACTTATCGCTAATAGTCATCGCACGATCCACCGTCCAGCCGCCAAGACGAAGCGACAGGTGCGCCCCGCTAGGATTGGCCAGATTGTAGTTCATCTGCTCATGTGAATTGATGCTGGCATATCCACCAGCAAAGCTATTCCCGCCCGCCGTGAATGCCGTAGGCTTGATCCAATCAGGAACGGGAACGCCAGCAAGGCGCATTTCACCTTCCGCAATAACCCTGGTCTTTTCCCCGGCTTCCCACAATCCTTCAATAAACGCCTTCTCATCCGCGTTGATCGTGGCAAACAACTGCTCCGCGTCCCCAGCAATAAATCCGTTGTCTATCAACCAGCGGTTTACCCGATCTTGACCTTCCCTGCCACTGCCATAGACGGCGCACAGCGAGACGATTTCATTACGGCTGACCTTACCCCGGCCAAGGTACGTTTGCTTAACGCTTCGGTCATGTGCCCGTAGCTTGTCGGACAGATCCGCCAACGGGGTCAATACGTCTTGCTCCCGCCGGGTAAACTCATTCTCAACCCGCCGCAAAGGGATCTTGACGGTTTCCATCCAGCCCTTGCCAAGCGATTGGAGCTTAACGTACAGTTTCGCAAACCCATCCGCGCCCCAATACTGAGCGGCATATGCGACGGGGGCGGCATTGGTATCCATCCGACCAAGAGCAGGCTTAGACTGCCGGGCGGCATCCACAAGCTCCGTGATCTTCGATGTCATGTCCACTTGCGCGGCAGCCATCGTCTTGCCGACGTTGACGGTAGTTTCCATCAGCCGGTAGGCGTCATCCAATTCGCTATGGGTTAGCTCGGTATACTTCCGGTTGTCCACTTGCAGACCATATTCCCGGCTGGCTTCCAAGAAGTCGGCGGGGGTGACAAGTTGCTTCTCCGTCAGACCCAACCGTTCGGCATTTCCGACCACATAGTTATACAGCGTGTTGCTAGTGGTAGCGACCAACTTGTTTTCAGCGGCGAAATTACGGGCGGCGTCGGGATACAGGAAATGCTGAACCGTGCCATTTGGCATAACCACAACGGGCATACCGTAGGTCAACAATTCTTTACGCTGCGTCTTGTTAGCCAGCGTGCGGATGTTAGCCGCCTTGCGGTCCATGTCCGCACGCGCCTTCTCAATCTCGTTTACAAGCGCAACGGCTTGCAGTTCCCGCGCCTTGTAGGACGCAGCCTTATGCATGTCGCGGCGGCTAATAGCCTGCATTGTCTTAGTCGCAAACGAGCGGGCAGCCTTCTGATACGCCGTAGGATCCAGCTTGTCATACGTCAACTTCGCCACAGACAGCCGGGCCATGATCTTAGCTTGCTTCTCCAGACCTTCCCGTTGCCGGATCATGTCGGCCATAGCAACGCGGGTCATGTCCTTGTCATTCTTGGCAAGGTCTTTGAGGTCTTGAATCTCTTGCTCCAGCTGGGCAACCTTTTCATCAAACCGCTTAACCAAAGTATCCAACCGTTCTTGGTACTTCTCTTTCTCGCGGCCCATGCGCTCACTGATGCCTTTGCGGTATTCCGCAAGGCGATCTTTGTGATGCTCTTTCAAGGCAGCCAACTGAGATTGAAGCTTCTTATTCCGCAGCTTCATAGCCTCGACGTTAGCCTTCTGAGCCTCCGTCGTCTGGATAGCTACGTTATACATCGCGGCTTCCACCGCTGCCAACTGCACACGGTTCCCACCGTAGACCTGTTCCGCCGCCTTAGCGCGAATCTGGTCCATCGTCATAGCCTGCCCGTCCGACGCCATTTCCGCCTGGATCATGTCATCCCGCGACTCCATAGCGGCGGCATTGGCGGCGAGTTCATCAAACGTCAGGTTGTTAGAGTTCAGGTATTCCTGAATCTTAGGTGTCACCACCGTTGGGCGAGTCCCCGGAGTAACGCCGATAGACGCCATGTCCTGATACGCCGGATCCGCAGCAATAGCCGCGTCCACAATCCCCGCGTACTTCTCACGGGAAACGGCGATTTCTTTCTGAATGCTGGCAACGGTTTCCTGCATCAGCTTGTCGTGCATGGCATCAATAGACGACTGCGCCCGCTTCAAGCCCCGGTCAAACACGGCTTGCGGCAGCCCGACCATTTCCGCCGTGACGCTGTTGGTCACGTTAGGCCCCAGCCCATCATCAATAGCGGTCTGCCCAGCAACCAGCTTGTCCATGAGGGTACGGACTTCGGGCGACAGGTTGACCTTGTAGGACTCGCCCATCTTCGCATAGGCGGCAAGGAACCAGTCCCGCAGACGGCGGAACACCGAATCCAGTTCCTTTGTCGGGGCTTTCCCTTCACCCATGTACTGCTCAAATCCGTACCCGAAATACTCATGCATAGCCGCCCACTCTGGGGACATAGCATCCAGCGTTTCAAAGTTAGCGGAAGCTGCGCGGATGCTGTCGGCAGTGACACGGGTATTGCCAAGTTCGCCAGCAAGACGGGCAACGTCCGTGGCATTGTCGGACCACCACTTTTTTAGCGTGTCCAAGTCACCAGCGATTGCGGATTTCAGCTTCTCGTCACTCGACAGCTTTTGCAGCATGTTGAGGTAGTGGTGTCCCAACTCATGGAAAGTTGTTGTGACGTTGCTGTTCTGGAACAGGCTAACGACATTGGTGACGGGGTTGTAGCCACCGCGAACGTCGGATGATTTCTGTTGAAGCGGCAGGTTCGCCTTAGCCAACGCTTCATCCGCCAGCTTAGTAGCCTTGTTAGCGCCAATCTGCAACCGGCTACGCAGATCCTTGATGACGGCATCCCGCCGTTTCTTAGGATCCATATTGCCAAACAGCTTAACTACCTCGTCGGCCTGTTGCTGGTCTGCGGGCAGGATCTTAGGGCCAACGTCCATGGCAGGGACTACCGCCTTGGTCTGCGCCGGAGCGGCCACCGTAACCCCTATCTTGGCATGTAACTCGCCAGGGGTTATCTTCTCGCCCGTAGTCGCAGCAATCTGCTCTGCCATATTGCGGTACATATTGCCAACGACCACGCCCGCTTCCGTGGATCCCTGTACCCCGGCGGCATCTACCTGCTCTTTAATCTGCGTAGCCACCGCCGAAGTATCATCCGCTGATCCGCCCAACACGGTAGGCGTAGCGATACTCTCTTGAATATCCTTCATTTCCTGCGACTGAGACTGAATAGCTTCCGCCGACTCATTAGGCGAAATCCCGTCCATCCGATTGCGGAGGTAGCCAATAACCGCCTTGTCATTAGACGCAACTACGTCGGCTTCCTTGACGGTGTACCCACCATCCACCGCAACAAATGCAATCTTAGATTGTGGATTCGCTGCTTTGTATTCTGCAAAGTCCTCGACGGTGATGAATAGATCCCCGGTAATCTGCGCGTTGGCAACGGCGGAAATGAGGCTATCGGGGGCGCGTTTTCCGAATCCGCTATCGTGCAGCTTTTGTTGACTATCCTCAATACGGGCAGCGGTATTGAGTGCCGTAGCGGCTTCCAACGTGGTTTCAGCAACGCGGCGTGCGCGGGAGAAGGGGGAAGTAGCGACGTGCAGACCACCAAAGAAAAGTTCGGGCAGCATTTCGCCCGCTGCACCTTCCAACACATCCGCAAGCCGAATTTCTTCCCCTTTGAATCCGGCTTGGCTAATGGCCTGCCCGCCACCTTCAACAACAGATCCGATACCCGACCGTGCAGTATCGCCCAACAAAGTACGGGCAGTTCCGGAACGGGCCAGCGCAGGACCAATAACCAAACTGGTCTGCAAACCCCCGAACATGCCTGCCGCAAAGGTTAAGCTAGATGAAACAAGCGTGTTGCCTAAATCAGCCGCCGTGACCCATGACTTCTCCCCCGCCTGTTGACGCTCTACCATTTGCTGAGTCTGTGTGGAGTATGCTTCCGCAATAGCTGCCGTCGTAGCCATCGCTGCGGTAGCGGAAACAGCACCATACCCAAGACGGGCGGCGGTGTAGCCAACACCTAAAGGGGCAAGGTTGATTGGATTAGCTAAAGATTGGACCGCCCCGCCAACTAACCGCTGCGAGGTAGACCGATATGTTTCCGCCTGCTTATCGCTCTGCGAGTTCTTATAGTCTTGGATCTTAGCCGTAAGCGGATCCCACGGCAGGTAGTCCCGGCCTGCCAACTTAGACGCGCCAAGGGCAAGACCTTCGGGGATTGCCGTAGCCATTTGCGCAAAGTCAGTAAGCCCGCCAACAACCCCGCCGCCAATAGTGCGGCCCCATGTTTCATCTGGGCGCATGTACTTGTTGTACGCCCGCAATCCCGCAAGAGCGGGAATGGAATCACTCATGGCCGCCGCGTGAAACGGATCGGCCATAAGCTCCTTCAGATACGGCGATAGCGTAGCTACGCTATCTCGTACCTGTTTCCCTATCTCCACCCGCTTTGCCAACATCGCCGCATATTGCGGATTGGCTAGCACATCCGATTTTGGCATCCCTGTACGATTTGACAGATCAATCGTAGACGCCGATTGATCCGGGTCTAAATTTTCAGAAAGGTCCAATCCATCAGAAAATTCGTCAGGTTCCATGCAAAGATACTATAACTCAACCCACACATGCAAGGGCTATGGGGCATTAAATACGGAACTAAACCCAAACGGTGTGGCAAAATACGACTTGTCCCAATGATCGCTAGATGGCGTGGTGTCTGTCGGCGTTTGCCCGACTACGGGCTTTTCCGTAGGCTTGGCAGGGATGAACTCTAGCCCCTCCGATACCCAAGCTTGCTCTGCGGCAATAGCCCGCATCTGCTCTCGACTGCCGGGGCGGGCGTTCCGATCCGCTTTGTATTTTTCGTACTCCGGCGTATCAACAGCGGGGGCAAACTCCGGGGTGTATGTAGTTTCCGGTATGTCACGGCTAGAGAATCGCGGATCTTTTCGCAGCAGATTGCGGTAGTCATATATGTGCGCAATCAACTTTGCTTTTGCATCCCGGCTATTCTTTTCTGTCAACAGCCCCGCACCAGACGCAAAATCAATCGCGTCTGTCTCAATCTTGGTAGCCAAATCCTTGACCATATCTTTGTATTCGGCGTTATTCTTATACGGGATATCCGCAATAGAACTCATCACGATTCGCTTTACCTGCGCTTCTTTAAAAAATTTAAAGTTAGCAATCTTGGTGCTAGCTGCCTCGTACTGCTTTTTCGACATGATAAGACCGTTGCTCTTAAACGCAGCCTGCGCCAACTCATAATCCCCGTTTTCCAGCGTCTTTGAAATGTCGCTGTAAATGTCGGCGCTAACTTTTTCTAGTTGCTCTGCAAATACCTTGTTGTCTGGTTTTCGTAGCGACTCCATCTTGGCGTTGATTGCGGTTTTAACCTGTTCCGGCAGCCCGTCATACGCCTGCGTCTGTTCGGATGACCAGCCGTTCATAAGGTCAGCGGGGTTAAAAGAATTGACCAATGAACCCGCCACGTCATTGACGTATGCCTTACGCTCGCCGTCATAGACGTTCAGCAGGTTGTTAAGCGCCATCGTAGTTTCATACGACTTAGCTTGTTTAACCAAATCAAGACGCTTCGTTTCGTAGTCGGCGCTCTTAATATCCAGCGTGCTAGCTAAGTTAAACGCTTCTGCTTGATGCACTTCCGCCTTGCTAGTGGCGTCTATAACTCGCTTCAATGCCGCGCCCTTGTCTGGGTCCATGGCATCTTTGTTATCCTCGTAGAATTTTGACGCCAAAGCGATGCCGTTAGGCCCGCCGGTATTGAGGATGTTGTTCCCAATCTGCGCCAAGGCAACGCCTTTGGTCATATTCCATTGCGCTTCTAATTCCTTGGGATCGACACTTTCACCAAGCTGCACACGCTTTGCGGAAAAAAACGCTTCTTTCGCCGCAGACTCGTCCGCGCCGTTAGTGCGAATAAATTCTTGAAGCTCCAATACGGACTTCTTTTGCTTTACCTCGACGTTAAGAACTTCGCCTTCTTTATACGAATGATCTAATGCCTGGGTGCGACTGCGTATGTCGATCTTATCCGCGTACTTGCTAAACTCGCGGGTGGCAAGATCGTTGTCCTTAATGCTGGCAACGTGCTTTTCACGCAACGCTTGCAGATCATTATTATACTGCTCAACGTTCTTTTGGTTGGCCGCATCCGCGCCCTTCAACTGCTCAAACAGCTTGGTCCGCTTTTGAACATCCTCAGTATAGTTATTCCCCGCATCTTCCGCCCGAGTCTGCGACACCTGAATATACATCTGCTTGGTAGCTTCGGCAGCCTTGCCGAGCGCACCGCTTACGCCCGCGTCAATCTGCGCGGCAGACGGCGCGGAATACTGGATCCCCGGAGTCTGGCCGGGGGCGACGTAGTTACCTTCGTAGGTGGGAATCGTAGGCATTAGACCGTTACGCTCTTAGGAGTGGTTGCGGGTTTACCTGGACTCATCGTGGCATACGTAGACGCACCCTGCGCGGAAGCCCCAAGGAATGACGTAAACGCTGCGGTACGGCCCGCTTCCATAGCCATGTCGCCCTGCGCGTTCACTACATCCGCCTGCGCCCGCAGACCCCAGGCCTGACGCATGGCGTTCAACTTGGCTTGCTTGGCGTCCGCTTCGGAAAGGACCGCAGTTTGGTCGATGATCTTCGTCGCGGTTCCGCCAGTGACGGCAAGGTTCCCCGCAGCAATGCCCGCCCGCTGCTTACCTTCCAGCATGCTCGCCTGCGACTTGATCTTGTTGTACGCAAAGATGCCCTGTTGGTCGGCAATCTCTGCCTGCGTCTTGAGTTGATCGGCTTGACGTTCGGCAGCCAACTGCTGACCTTGACCTGCGCGGAAGCTAGCCATGCCCGACGCAGCTCCGCCAACTAATGCCAACGCGACTGCTGTTTCTACGCCCATAATCAGCCTCCTACGGTCAATTCATACGCAATGGCCAGCACATGCAACGGAAACGGATCCCGCTGCTGGATAGAAACCGCAGTCACATCCCGCCAAGTGCTATCAACTTTGAGAACGACCTTCTGTGATTGAAGCGCAACCGGCGTCCCATAATTCTCATACTGCCGGAACGGAGCTTCCGTGTATTCGCCTTCATTGGCCGAACTCCACAGACCCCGGCTATTGCGGACCTGAATGCTGACTTCATTAATAGTCTTGTTCTTCGTCGTGATCGTCTGCGACTGGTTGGGATCCACGTCCAGCGTCTTGAGCGTACATGTAAAGGGCAATCCCACCTTCACGATACGCGCCGGACGGGCAAAGCTGACGGCCCCGGAAGTTACAGTTCCGGTGTACACATCCCCGTCAGCAAGGATCGTAACGGCGGACCCGTTCAAGTGCGTCAGACCGGTCACGGATGCCGCCGTCCGGTAGATGGCGTCTGCTTCTACTAGGCGGAAAGACACAGGAACATCCCGTTGCGCACGAACGCGGATGTTGTTGGTAGCCACGAAGGACGTACACTTCACCCGCAGCACTTCAGTACCTGTGACTAGGTCAAAGTACCTGCCCACATCCCCGGAGGAGAACACAGCACTAGACGTGCCAATTGCCTGCGTGTCGTCGCTAGTCCACCCGGTAACATATGTCAAGGCGGCATTGGTATTCAGAAGTCCCGAGTACGCCACCGCAGAATCAAGCTGTGTATAGCTACTAAGACTTGCACTATTGGAGAAATCATAAGCCCGCTCCAATGTATAATTGCCGCCCCGTAGAGCGACGAAATACGTCGCGTCCCCCGTCGACTCTGGGACAACGCAAACGTCTTTGTATACGCCCGTAGTGGCCACCGTTGCCCAGCCGTAAACCTGATGTTCCGGTAGGTACGTCATAGCCGCCGCCGTGCCGTCATTTAGGATGGCCCAAACAACCCCGTTAGGTGCAGATGCGTAGTCCCAGGCGACAATGGTCTTGCCTTCAAACAGGTCTTGGGCAAACACCGACAGGTCGGCACCCTTAAACGACTGCGAAGCAAACTCAAATTGAAGTTCCCGCAGTTCCGGCCCTTGGTCGATCTTGTAAATCGACACACCGCCAGCTACAATAGGACGTAAGTCGGCGCTGCCGTGATATGACTGCTGACGTGCGTTGATTGAGGTTGGAGTTAGCGCACCATTGGCGTCGCCATTCAACGTCCATTCCCCACTGCTAGTCAGGATCAGGACGCTACTCTGTTCGATGATGTGCTTGATCCGCTGCACGTCCCGACCAACCAGTGACACATCAATGGCATCATCATCCCGCAACGGGGTATGGGTTGAGAAGTCACCGAACAGCCCGGTACGGGATGCACGGAACTTCTCCGGGGCGTTGCTGAACCCTGCAAAAACGATCCGTTGCTGAAAGAATCCGATGGTCGCGGGGTATCCATCCGTAGCAAAGAAGTTCTCTGATTCCGGCGGACTATTGCTGGTATCCGGCGCGATGTTGGCGTCCTGGAAATACAACCCGGTCGTGTTGCCGATGAATCCGTAGACCCCGTCCAATTTGCGGTATACATTATAGCTCGCAGCGCCAGTAACCGCCGACCAACTGATCCTCGCATCCGTATTGACCGCCAGTGCTTCGGCAGACGCCACGGACTCAGAAGCGTCAGACGTAGCTACCGCCGTTACCACATAGCTGTATGACCCCGTAACCTCCGTAGATGCGGGTGTGCGAGTAGTCGGATCCCATGTGGTGGTAAGGTCTATTGTTGATACGGCAGTAGATCCAAAAGCCGCCAGCCAGAATCCGTTTTTATATATATTATATTTCGTAGCTCCCGGCGATACGACGGTCAATTGAATCTGCGTACCGCCAATAAGAGCGGCAGTCGGTAATGACTCGCTTCCTTGGGACTCATTCTCCGCAGTAATGCGGTAAGAATCTATTCCCGCCCCCGAAATCGTGCATGTCGGGGCAGCAAGGGCCGCCCCCAGGGTTATACCTGTAGGTGCTGAAACGGACGAGCCAATGGTAAACAGCGAGAATACCCAAGAGGATTCAGAGACACGGGACAACTTGCGCGGCTGGTAGCTAGGATGAACCAGATACAGCACATCGGCAGACTGTGCGTACTGCAACGTCATGAAGTCCGTACCTGTGTACGGGCTGACGACGTTGGTAGCTACGGCCACGCCATTACGGTAGACGTTGAGATACCCCGCCCGGAAGGCGAGGATATATGATTGTGATTTGTTGTAGACAAACTTAATCAACTTGGTCTGCCCGGCCAATGTCGCTAGGTATTGCGAACCCGGTCGCGTCTGAACGGAACCCGACTTACGGACAATGAAGTTCTCGCAGGTAGCCAGTCCGGTATTGTATTTGACCAGATCCGACCGCCCAAAGAGGTCGGCGCTAATAGCGCCACCGGCAAAGCTGCGTTGGGCAATAGTCGGCATGTGTTAGTACCCGGCGCGAATGAAGGACGATTCGGCGTTCTCTTGGCGGTCCTCATTTTTAGCAAATGCCCCGGCAGCTACAAGCGCGGCATTGTAGTTGTCCCGGCAATACTGCGCCAGCTTCACGTCTTTGGTGAGGGGGCCGGCGATTTCAGAAGCCAAACGCCATACAAGAGCGTCAGTAAAATGGTGGTCATATTGGGATTCGTCGGTTACACTAGTCAGATATTCAAGGACAGGATCCGTCATGTCGGTATAAATCACCCGTCCCGCCGAAGAATAGGCTACAACATACGGGTACTGCGCATCAGCATTAACACGATCCCCGCTAACAAAGCGCAATAAGCGAACACAATCTGCCGGGTAGGTATACGCATAGCTCCACTCGTCCGTAGGTTGTTCGGCCACAATCGCCAGGGTCACGGTCTTTTTACAAAACGGCCACTCAATCGCCCGCAGCGTGTAGTCGCGGCATATGTTGTAAAACGTCTTACAGACCTTCGCCTCTGGCCGGCTCTCATCAATAGACTGAATCTGCGCATTCACGCCGATGCGGCCTAACGCCATGTTGCAGACTTCAACTTGGAAAGTGGCCATAGGTTCTCAATCAAAAAGACCCACCGTGTTGCCACGGTGGGTTGTGTTTCAGCTAGCTACCAACCGATCACTGGATAGTAGATGCGGAAGCGAAGTAGCTATGCGACTGGACCGCGTTGGTCAGGAAGGCGTCAAACTTGCCAGCGGTCAGGGGACCCGTGGCGACGGTGTAACGCACACCCAGATACCGCTCATACGAGCCGTGAGGCAGGCACAGGCGGATCACGTTGTAGCCAACGACCAGGGTAGCTTTGCCAATGGCAGCCGAGGTCCAATGCACGGTCGGGCTAGTGGCCAGATCGGCAGTAGAGTCGGATTCCAGAGAGAACGTTACCGTTGCCGAACCCGAAGCGGTAGCCGCTTCGGTGACATTAATGACAAGGTACATTTCCTTGCCAGTAGCGCCGATATTGGTAACGAGATTACTTTGAGTCCCGGACCACAACGGCCCGAGATCTTTCACGTCGCTGATAGCCGTAGCGGTTACCGCCTGGGCCGAGCTAAACGTATCAAAAACGTCGATGATGGGCATGGTATTAGTTCTTTCTATTAGGCGACGATGCGGGCTTCGGTTTCGGTCAGCGCGTCCGAAACCAGGATGGGGATACCACGGAAGCTAGTAATGAGCTTGCCTTCCACGGTGGTCTGATCCAGGGTGTAGCTCTGGCTGTTCCGGCTCTGGATGTCCAGCATTTCCATGGCCGTGCGGGTCATGCAAATGGTCGGACGGCCCATGCCCACGACGGGCTTGATCCGGTGGTATGCCTTAATCATCTGCTTGTACAGATCGGCAGCAGACGATTCAGCAACGAGGTTGCTGGTATCGATGTTGCAGATACGGACCACAGAGCGCCAGTCGCGCAGAGCCAGACCAATATCCCAACGGAAGAAGTCACGGTAGACTTGCTGGCGATTGCCGCTAGACAGGACGGTGGTGATCGGAGCGCCGCCATTGTCGCGGGTGTGCTGAAGACCCATCTGGCTGCCCTTGGGCACGATACCATGCAGGGTGCTAGGACCCCAAACGGTGAACCACACAGAGCAATTGTCCGAGCCGGTTCCGCCCGCATCCAGAATGTTCATCGCTTGGTTGCCGGTCAGGCTGCCAAAGCGAGGGGCAAGGCCGGTAAATTCGGTCTTAACCGTAGAGGCATTGCCGTAGAACAACTGGCGGCTGTATTCCTGATTCAGCGATTCAATGAACGCCGAAGCTTCGCTAGCCAGGAAGCTGGCCTTGTCGCCGTAAGCATCCGCAACCAAAGTATCGACTTCCATGACGGAACCGATCTTGGTCGTGGTATCCACGATGGCAGCGGTAGCCGACTTGGAAAGCTGATAGCCGCCGTTGGGCTGAACCGGGTACGCAGTCGGCAGGCCAGTGCGCAGGACGGTAAGGTGTTCGTGGCCTTGGTTACATTCCTGGATGGGAACGTAATCGTTCAACGGATTCTGCTTATTCAGAATCTCCGCGATAGGGGCGATATTGCCATCGGAGGTCTGCCGACGAGCGTAATCACCCAAGGTGAGGAAATTGGCTGGAATAGTAGCCATTGGTTGCTTTCGTTGTTATGCGTAGAGGGAACGCAGGTCCCGTTGTGCCGGGACTTGTTCAAGGCTGCCCTTGACCATTCCGGTAGGTTCTGAAATTTCGCGGCCCATCTTGGCCAGCAGTTTAAACAAGCCGGGGTGAGCATCCAAGCCCGACGCCTGAAGTTCCTTCACGAACTCCGGATCCGCGTAGGTAGACAGCACCTTGTTGGCGTATGCTTTATTTGCATCCAACTTATCCCCGCCAAAGTCCTTGTCGGCGGTGATCGTCTGAATCCACTTCTCGCGGTTATCCGCAAACTGCTTCTGTGACTTCTCAACGTAGCTCTTGATCCCGGCATCGGCCAGATCCAAGGCTTTAGCCGCCGCATCAGCCGACAACTTGTGTTCATTAGCAAATGCCTCGACGGCACTTACATCGGCCAGCAACCCCTCACGGGTGGTCAGCTTAACCGGCTCGACAACGGCGGCAGGGACCGGCGTAGCGGGAGCGGGAGGGGTAGTCTGAGCGGCAGCCGCAGGAGTCCCAACGGGGGTGGCGGGAACCGGCACCGGAGCGTTAGGAGTAATTGCGGTAGCATTCGTTTCGGACATGGTTTATATCTACCTATGCGTTAAACGGAGTCAACCGACGATTTTGCATTCTCATTTAGCATGAGCATGTATGCTTCAAAGTCGGTAGACAGGATTTGTGATTGGAGAGCAAGCGCAACATCGCGCTTGCCTTGGTTGTATGCGTTGATGTACGGATCTTGATGGAAGGCAGGCCCCAGCAGTCCGCAGGATTGTAGGTGTTCCCACATCCAGCGACGGCCCGGGGTCGTATTCATCACCACGCTAATGTCGGGCTGCGATGGCTTCACGCGGGAATGCCCCTGTTGATATTAAGAAGCTGCGTCAATCCGTTGTCTTCCTGTGTGTTGGTCTGCGATAGCGTCTGTGCTGTCTGGGCGACCTGTTGGGTTGCCGCAAGTTGCTGCGCTGCGGCTTGATCGGCAGACCGTTGTTGGCGAATGGCATCCACGTCCTCCTGTGATTTGAGTAGTTTCGGATTGATACCTACGACTTCGGCAGCCTCACGCAGATCCGCATCAGCATCCCAAAGATCCACGATTTCCGGCTTGAATCCGGCGAGGATGCCTACGGTATTGCGGACACGATCTTGCCCGCTGATGCCAACCATTTTCTGAGCCTGTGCCATCGGACTGATGTATTCCGGCTTCCACTTGCTGCCCTGGTATTGCTTCGGGGCAGGCTCAAATAGCCGCGCTTCGTTGCAGATACTAAACACCCGGGAAATGGTGGGGTCCAAAAACTCATCATTCAGCCGGTCATACGCGGGACCCAGCATGGTCATTTTTTCTTCATACAACTCGTCAATCTCGCGGGCCTTGGTTCCTGACCGGCGCTCATTGGCCACCATCAAGAACAGATCCTCAAAGAAAAACCGTTGAATCCGCTTCTGAATTTCTTGAATGTCGAGCATGACGCCCTGCACATCGAAACTCACTTGATACATAGGCCGAACAAGATCTTGTCCCGCACGGGTATCCCCGTAGGTAGTCTTGCCGGGATCCGAGTTAAGCCCCCCGCTTTTCAACGTAGGTGACGCCAGCAACGGCGGATCCGCCTGCTTCTCAATAGCCTTTGCCTTGACCTTTTGTTCCGCCTGGAGGCGCTTCACATCGGGCAACGCCTGCATCGCCGGGCATTGGCTGCCGTAAATGTCTTCGCCATCGGCTTCCCAGCGGGGAGCGACAACGGGGAACGTATCAAAGCCGCGCTCACGCAACGGCGGTTGGTTATCGCCATCAGACAGATACACGGGATTCCGCGTCTTGGTATCTGCCTTGCCAACTTCAACATACCACTCTTTGTACCGCTTCGCCGTATTCACCTTGCGGCTAGGATCCCAATTCTTATTGGGGCCAATATAGTGGTAAATCTCAATGCGGTCGTCCCACCGCTTTTCCTTAGCCAATAGCTGGACGCCTTGGCTGCACTTCTCAAGGCCAAATTCCTCAACCATCTGCCGAACGGTCATCGTGAAGTCTCGCAGGAACTCATCGACGATACGGCGGGAATTAGTTCCCAGCCAGTAGGTCCCGATACTGAATGTTTCACAACGGATGACGGATTCTTCATCCGGCAGAATGACCATGGCCCCCGTACCGAACAAAGCACAAGACTGATAGAGTTTTGCTGTTTCGGTATAGAAATTCGACTGAACGAATACCTCCTGCATCGTGCGGGTGACACCATGCAGCCAGACGGCAAGATCGTGCGGAGCGGCACCATGAGCGGACTTGAGGGCAAACCAAGGGCGAGCCGGGGTCGTAACCCCGGACATAAGCCCGCTTACGAGTGCCCGCAGCGACAGCGTAGCAGTACCGTCTACGATCTTCTTATTCGCTTTTTGCCCACGCGCAGTCCGGTCTTGGACGGCGAAACGGGGAGCGCGGGGCAGGATGTAATCTGCGATCTCTTTCCAGTGATCGTAGAAACTCGACCGCTCAACGTCCATTTCGTTTTTGCGCCGAAGCACAAAAGCGCGGGGGGTTTCATCAAGCATGGTTTACTGACCCAACAGGGGCTTGTATTGTGGGGGAGAAGTGGCAGGGGTATCGACGCCCGTCGTTCCGGTAAGAAACGTAGATGCCCGGCCCTGTTTCAGTAGGGCGAGTTTCTTGTTAGCTTCCAGCCCTGTTTTATCCGGGGTATTCACCGTATCCAGCTTTGGCGCTGGCGGCGGTGACGGGATTGATGGGGCGCTAAAGAGGCTGCCCATGTTACGCCGTAGCTCCCAGAATGTTTGTTGCCGTGGTACCGGTAGCCATCACCTTACGAACAAACATCGGATGCCACATTCCCGCAACAATACCCACCAGGGTTGCAGCGGTACTGTCGGGGAACACCACCGCAACGTTGCCCGTAACGCCTACATAAAGCCGGATAGGCGGATCGTAGGTGGTGGAGTCGCTGGCCGTGATGGCACTAATGCCGCCACTAATAGGCCCAATGTCTTGACTGATGAAGGAGTTCGTAGGCATAGTGTTAGGCTTTTATCTGTTGTTGGTTCAAGGGGCGGGCATGTCGGGAGGCGCGGGGATGGTGGCTTCAACGGCGACTTCGCCGGGTTTCAACGCATCATCGCCCACCGGCAAGCCAAAGCCCTCGGTGAGTTCGACAACGCCCCACCAATACTCAGTCACCCCGTCGCATCCTCGCGCATGGGCTTCCTCGTAGTCGCGTTGTTCAGCTTCTTGGCGTGTGGGGAATTTGAGGAATTTCATACTTTCAGACTTTCGAGGGTCAGGGCTTGGATGGTGGCATTGTCAGCGCATCCGCACTTCGCGGACAATTCTTTTGCGTCACTCAACAGCGTGGCGGCATCAACTAATTCGCCAAGGCGCAGGGCCAGGACCGCGCAACCAATCCGCTCGCGGACGGCGAGATCCGGCGGGCTGGTGGTGGTGGGCTGATAGAGTGGGTTCATGTCTGAGGCTTTAACGATTTTCGAGGCTAGAACGATTGCATCAGCGTCCTCTTGCGAGATCCCATAGCCGACGAGTTGATGTGGGTCCCTTTTGATTTCGCTAAGAAAGTCCGGAAGTGGTTCGGGGATTTTTCCGGACACGTTAAAATACCAATCAAAGGCATCCCGCGACACGGAGTGGGACCAAGTCAGCCCAAGGCCGCGCATCACTTCTGACGGCGTACCTTTGAGCCCTCGGGTAAATAATCGTAGGTGGTTCATGCGACAGAAACTCCGTAGTAAGCGCCCTCGTTGCGTTCGAGGAGCTGGCGGTCGTTGATGGTGACGGCGGACGTAAAAGGTATGACTTCTGACACGGCCCCGGTCAGTGCGCCCGTCCCTAACTCACTTGCGCCAATCGTTAGGATGTGCGAATTGATACCGGGTGTGGAGATGCCGTCAGTTATCGAGCCATTTACGCCGAGGAATGTTGATGGTCCTATCTGAATTGAAGACTGATTCAACACATCCATACTGACGGCCTTGGAGGCACGCTGGTAAGCGCCTGAAAAGATCTCCATTGCATTATTCAAAGCAAATCTGGTAAATGTTGCGTTTCCAACCATGTTCCAGTCTGCACCACCCGTGGCGGAGTTGATGAGCGACAAGACGCGAGCGTACGACGTGCTGGAATTGTTCATCCTGAACACGGACGCGGCGAAGAATGGACTGACAAACACAGCCGAGCCATTGGTGTGCCGCAGCCATTGTGCACCGAGGAACCTGATTGTGGGCTTCCCATTTTCCAGCTCGACAACACCCGCATTCACGATTCTTGGCTGATTCCCCGCAGTGGTCTGCGTGACGTTGCGTGCATTCGTGGATTGGTCGTACCAAGTGGTGACGAAGCCAGACGGCAACG